ATTAGTCCTTATATCTTAAACTCTGATGAAGTCTAATGAACTTACAAGCTCTTCCCGAAGAGGCGTTAAAAGAAATACTAACCCTCACCGAGGCTAAGAAACGCCTAGATCTTAGGGACGAGGCGCAAGAACACTTCATGCCGTTTGCACATCATGTGTACGAGAACTTCATTGAGGGTCGGCATCATAGGATTATTGCAGAAAAACTAGAGCAAGTGGCGCAAGGTAAGCTAAAGAGGCTTATTATTAACATGCCCCCTCGTCATTCCAAGTCAGAGTTTGCCTCCTATCTCATGCCAGCATGGTTCTTGGGCCGTAATCCAAAGCTTAAGATTATTCAGGCTACGCATAATACGGAGCTTGCTGTACGTTTTGGTAGGAAGGTACGAGATTTAATTGACGATCCGCAATACAAAGAAGTTTTTCCTGACACACATCTTAAAGAAGACAACAAAGGTGCTGGTAAATGGCAGACGAGTGCTGGTGGTGAGTACTTTGCGGCGGGTGTAGGAGCTGCGGTAACAGGTCGTGGTGCTGATTTATTTGTTATTGATGACCCACACTCGGAGCAAGATGCTTTAAGTGAGACTGCATTCGATCATGCGTATGAATGGTACACTTCTGGTCCTCGACAGCGTCTTCAGCCTGGTGGATCTATTATAATTGTTATGACGAGGTGGGGGAAAAAAGACTTGACAGGCCGATTACTCGCTGCACAAGGGTCAGATGTTATGTCTGATCAGTGGGATGTGGTAGAGTTTCCAGCGATACTTCCATCAGACAACGCCTTATGGCCTGAGTTTTGGGAGAAGGATGCTTTACTATCGATCAAAGCTTCTCTTCCTGTAGCTAAGTGGTCAGCGCAATGGCAGCAACAACCGACTACTTCACAGGGTGCGATTGTGAAGAAAGAGTGGTGGCAGCCGTGGGATAAAGAAAAAGTACCTCCTTTGAAGTATATTTTACAGGCATATGACACAGCATTTTCAAAAAAAGAAACTGCGGACTATTCAGCGATCACAACTTGGGGTATATTCAACCCAGAAGAAGGCGGACCAGACAACATAATTCTTTTGGATGCCCAGCGAGGACGTTGGAATTTTCCAGAATTAAAAGAAATTGCGTTTGATGAGCATGAGTATTGGGAACCTGATATGGTATTGATAGAAGCAAAAGCAACTGGTACTCCTTTGATACAGGAGTTGCGGCTTCGAGGCATTCCGGCTTTGGGATTTGCACCCGGCAAAGGTAACGATAAGGTAACTCGTATGCACATGGTTGCACCAATGTTCGAAGCTGGTGTAGTATGGGCACCAACGGACAAGAAGTTTACGGACGAAGTGATAGAAGAAGTAGCGTCATTTCCTAATGGAGACCATGATGACTTTTGTGATAGTATGACGTTAGCTATAATGAGATTCCGACAGGGGGGATTTGTTTCTCTTGACGGCGAAGACTTAGATGAAGATTATCACCCTCAGAAAAGGGAGTACTACTAATGGCACTACCACCACAACCGATGGGATCAATTGTTGATTCTGGTTTTATGCAAGGTCAAGCATCTCCTGAAATGGAGGGGCAAGAAATTGAAGTCATTCAAGAAGAGACTTTTGAGGGCGGAGCTGAGATAACACCAGGAGAAGATGGGAGTGCTCTTATACAAGCCTTGTCTGGAATGGAGGGGCAAGAAGTAGACGTTGCGATTGAGCATGATGAGAACTTAGCAGAATATTTAGACGAAGGATATTTGGGAGAGTTATCTTCTGAGTTGAGGGGATCATATGAAGATGACCTTGTCTCAAGAAGCGAGTGGGAAGAAGCATATACCAATGGCCTAGATCAGTTAGGTGTTAAGCAAATAGAGAGAGCGGTTCCTTTTGAGGGAGCCTCTGGTGTTACTCATCCTTTGATTATGGAATCGGTTACCCAGTTCCAAGCGCAAGCGTATAAAGAATTATTACCGTCAGGCGGACCAGTTAAGACACAGGTTTTAGGACTGCAAAGCGCGGAGCATGAAGCTCAAGCACACCGTGTTAGAGACTATATGAACTATCAGATCATGGAGGTCATGCAGGAGTATGATCCTGACATGGATCAATTGTTATTTTACTTACCGTTGTCTGGATCGACGTTTAAAAAAGTTTATTATGATCCTACGATGCAAAGAGCGGTATCGAAGTTTCTTCCAGCGCAGGACTTAGTTGTTCCGTATTCTGCTACTGATCTTGCTACTGCGTCTAGAGTTACGCATGTTTTACGCATGGATTCTAATGAAGTCCGTAAGATGCAAGTTGCGGGGTTTTATCGGGACATTGAGTTAACTGAGTCTGACGAAGAGGATATTGTCAAACAAAAAGTTAATGAGCTTGACGGCATATCTAAGACATACATGGATGACGTGTACACTGTATTAGAGATGCATGTTAATTTAGACCTCGAGGGATTTGAAGACAAGGCTCCTGACGGGGAAGACACAGGAATACAACTACCGTACATTGTTGCGATAGATCAGGGATCTGGAGAGATCTTATCTATTCGTAGAAACTTTGAAGAAAATTCAGACATCGCTATGAAGCGACAATATTTTGTTCATTATAAGTTCATGCCTGGATTAGGGTTTTATGGTTTTGGCCTAATCCACATGATTGGGGGTCTTGGTCGTTCTGCTACAAGCATCCTACGTCAACTGATTGACGCTGGGACGTTGGCTAATTTGCCAGCGGGATTCAAGGCTAGAGGTGTGAGGGTTCGAAATTCAGATGACCCATTACAACCGGGCGAATGGCGGGATATAGATGTACCAGGTGGTGACATAAGGAGTGCAATTACTCCGTTGCCATACAAGGAACCTTCTGGGACTTTAGCCCAGCTCCTTGGGGTTTTGATTGAGGGAGGCCGAAGATTTATTTCTTTAGCTGATGAACAAGTCAACAACATGAACCAAGAAACACCAGTAGGCACGACTGTTGCTATGCTGGAACGTGGCATGAAGGTGATGTCGGCGATACACAAGAGACTACACTACGCTCAAAAAACAGAGTTCCGATTGTTGGCGACTATCTTTTCGGAGAACATGCCGGCTGAATATCCTTATGAAGTAGCGGGGGCTCCTCAGTCTATTAAGGCGGAAGACTTTGATGAAAGAGTAGATGTGATACCGGTTTCGGATCCAAACATCTTTTCAATGGCGCAGAGAGTTACGTTGGCGCAGTCTCAACTACAGTTGGCACAGACTAATCCTCAGATCCATAACATATACGCAGCGTATAAAAGAATGTATCAGGCTCTAGAAGTGCAGAACATAGATGAGATCTTACCACCTATCCCTGAACCCAAGCCGTTAGGTCCTGCCGTGGAGAACGCTAGAGCGTTAATGGGAGAATTGTTACAAGCGTTTGAAGATCAAGATCATGAGACGCATATTTCTATACATTTAATGTTCCTTAAGACACCGTTAGTAGTAACATCTCCTCAAGTTCAAGGGACTTTCTACGCTCACATTCAAGAACACATTTCGATGAAAGCAAAACAAATGGTGGAAGAAGAGCTGCAAACCTTGATGCAGTCTGTGCAGATGAACGTGCAAGCTGGTGGTGTAGATCCTGCTTTGGCTCAACAAAAAATGCAAGAGATGCAACAACAGATGCAAGTACCAGGAGAGATGGATAAGCTTATTGCTATGCAAGAACTTCAACTGATGCAGAAGTATTTGCCAGACATGATGCCTCCTCCCGCTGACCCAATGGCAGATCCACTAGTTCAAATACGGATGCAAGAGCTAGGGATCAAACAAGAGACTGAGCAACGCAAAGCTATGACGGATCAAGCAGATCTCATGCTGGAGACAGAGAAACTACAACAGAAAGCTGTGACTGACTCAGCCAGACTAGAGTTACAAGAAGAGATTGCAGAGGACAGAAACGAAGTCAATCGAGAGAGAATAGATGTACAAAAACAGGCAGTTGACCAGAGGGCAGAGACTGCAGCAACTCGAAGTCGTAGGGGGTTTGAACCGTAATGCCACTTAAAAAAGGAAAGTCTAAGAAGGTTGTTAGCTCAAACATCAGCAAGTTAAAGTCTGAGGGCTATCCTCAAAAACAAGCTGTAGCTATTGCTTTGTCTAAAAAAGGTATGGCTCGTGGTGGCATGGTTAACTCTAGGTTTAGTCCTATCTCTAAGCCGCAAAGGTTCTTAGGAGTTTTTTGATTATGCGGGGGACTTGGATATATTGGAAGACGTTGCCTATTTTAGCGGGTATTTTGGTTATATGTATACTTCTGTCTAGCTGTAGCACGTTAAGTTGCAAGGTTCTTTCTTTAGATAATATTTGTTCGTGGGGGGAGACAGATGAGAGTTAAGAAAAAAACTGTTTTAATATGTTTTATTATAGCCTTCATTATGGTTGGTTATTTGTTTTTTGCGGCTATAACACAAGCCGCAGATAGTAACACGGTTTCCTCGACTGTCATAGATAAATCGGTGGGGACTGCAAATGCGCCAGGAATAAACATCAATCAGAATGATTCTTGTGGCACGGCTAACTCAATAGCAATACAATCTCAGATCCTCGGCATTGCCAGAGGTAAGGCTATAATAGATTTAAACTGTGAGCGCATTAAACTAGCCCGTGTCCTAGGGCAAAGCGGTTTAAGAGTAGCTTCTGTGTCGGTCTTGTGTGGCGACCCTTCAGGCCGTGTGTTTGACGCTATGTGGAGGGCAGGGACGACCTGTCCATTCGGTTCTTTATTAGATCAAGGCTTGATCGGAGAAGAAGCCAAGGTGATGTGGATAAAGAACTCTGGAATGATACCCGAAGGCAGTCACTTTAAAAAGATGATTGAGCAGGAAAAATTAGCAAAAGCAGAAAAGAAAAAAGCAGCGAATAAAGTTAAAAAGAAAAAGCTAAAAGAAAAGAAAGTAACCAAGGATGAGACATCAACCAGTAAGAAAGGTGGCTTGCTTCTTAGCATTGTTACTATACTGCTCATCCTCTAAGGCAGATATAAACTGTGCCACAGATGTAGTCGGCCTATGTACTCCAGACATATCTTATACCGATGGAATTACAACGATAACAACAACGAACACAGAAACAACGGTAGACACTGTTGTAAATACTGACTCAGGAGATATTCTTGATGGTGACAACGATTTTGTACCTTCTACTAAAGAAGGAGATATGGATTCTGATTGGGGAGGCCAGGGGCCAGCTTCGATGTCAACAGGATCTACTTGTGGTCAACTTGGTGCAGATAAGTGCGCTCAGATAACAGGCTCTGGTAATAGCACCTCTACGATGGGTGTCAGTGGTATGGGTACTACATTTATACAGACTATTGATATATCAGACTTAAATATTAGCAATGGAGGCAAGACAACGTACACTATTAAGGTAGACAAGCAGGACGCGGCTGACTCCATATACATGCACATTACAGGCAAAGATGGATCTTCAGTTAAGTTTGCTGGTACGGATATTTTATCTGCGGCAGGCGTAGACACAGGATATGCCTCCTACTCTGGTGGTTTTGATTTTGGCGGTAAT